GGAGAAGTATTTGCCTTGATGGGAGGAAACTCTCCGCTCATCACACGAATACCCACGACATTTTGGTACTGCCGCGGCAAGTAGACAACAAAATCGCCGTTCGTGTAATACTTCGAAGTATCGCGATCCGCCGAATCAATTGATAAGATTTTCTTCACCGTACGGAGTCCCTTGACGGGCTGAGACGGTGAAACGATAAATCCGTTGTAATCATACGCCTTGTTGTTCATTTGTTATATTTCACCCGGGAAGTTTTACAGGTCTTATTGAACCAACGTTTTCCTTTGAGAGTTTGTTTTGCTTTTCGAGCTAAGTCTGCGTCCGCCGTATAATGGGTCTTTCCACACGTCAAAAAACTCGCAGCCCTGGCATACCCCCATTGCTGTTGAGAAGCGCCTGGTCGATGACCCGTACGCCATGCCGCCATACCGCGATTATAGGACTGTTTTATTAGCGGTAGCGGGACGCCGGTAGATTTAGAATAAGCCTCTAACGAATGTGCCTTTGGGAACTTCTTCTTCCATTCCAAGACGTATTTAGACCGCCGGGTCTTTGCACCTTTATCAGTTAAAAAAGGTTTGTAAGCCTTTGGATTTTTCCACGACATCGATCGGCGCTTTCTAGCTGTCGATTGACGTTGTTTGTTTTGTTTGGCGGTTAAGCCTGTATGGTACCTCTTAGGCCAATACATTACTTTATAGAGTAGGAATTGTAAGTGCATCAATAGTTTCATCCATTGCGATATCAACATCTGGTGCGATAATGCCCTGGACAATAGATTCCACGGCAGTAAAGAATATCTTCAGTATCATCACCAGCTCGTCGTCGTCATCCGGACCCAAACATTCTTCAATAGTCTTGGCCGTAGTTTCTGCGATTTCACAGTTCTCGGTGATAGCCGAACAGCCCGTGGGATTTTCCACATTACGGAAATTTTCAAATGCTCGACGAATGTCGTTGAAGAAATCCATAGTATCCATCATCCACTCATCCGAGAACTTCTGAGTCGCCGGGTCATATTCTTCTAAATCATCTAGAATCCTACGAAGCTTACGAAGATTCTCATTCTTTCGACCTTGGTCCAAATCCAGTTCCATTTTGGTCTACTCTTCTTTATAATCAAAAAACGTTTTTCGTTTTTAATTTCCGTTTTTAAGACACCTAATTTCTGCTGTTTTACTTCATTTCATGAGTAGCAAGCCAGTCTTGCAAATATTTAATTTGGGTATTGACTGTTTGAATTTCTTCTTCTACTTCAATCTTATTCGCAGTCAAGGAACGTTTGATTTCATCATATGAATCGGGATCAAGTGGCTCTCCGTTTGAAGACACAATATCGCCGTCAATAACATACTCAATCTGTTCCAATTCAGTCATCAATCTAGAAAGAATTCCTTCCAGATTCTCAATCGTCTTTTTGTAAATTTCACGAATATCTTGCATCTTAATCTTCAATGAAAAACATTAACATTAAGTTTTTGTTTTCCGTTTTTTAGATTTTAGTCAGAGTCCTCGTAGTACTCGTAGTACTCGTCGTCTTCCAGCGGGCAGAACCACTTCTTCTTTTCAGAAGACCAGTATGGCTGCAAATTGTTGTAATACGAAATGCCTTCCCAGTGATCGGGGCTAAACTCGCCCTCGCCATTTCCAACCGCGAACATCTTCGGCACGTGGCCGTAGTCGCCCCGGTGGGTCGCCATCGGAACAATCTTCTCGTTCTTGGCGTCCCAGAAATGGATACCCTGGTTGCGATAAGTGTCTCCACCAATCCAAATCACGTCGCCGTGATTCGGCTTAGCGTTGTTAGCCTTCAGGACCTTGTAGGCCCACTTCAGCTGCTCTTCCTCGCTCATCTCGTAGATGCTCGGAGGCTTCGTGCCTTCAACGAAGTCAAGAAGGTTCTCTTTCTTGTAGACGTTCAGAACGTGCTCATCAAGGATATCAAAGACTTCTGCCTTGAAACTCATCGTAATGCGATAAGTAAACTTCAATCGCACACAATTCTCACACTATTAGTTAATAACTTTTCGTTTTTTGGGCTAAGGTGTTACTAAACCTTAATCATATAGTGAAGAATCCATACGGTTGCAGCAGCAGCAAGTTGGGCTACAGTATGAGCTAATGCTCGGTTCAGCCCAACCTTTCCAGAAAGGTAAGCCCATAGCGTCACAGCAGGATTGAAGTGCGCTCCAGATACACGATGAGCAAGTGCGATTCCCACTGCGAATGCCGCAACTACAAATAACGGATTGGTTGTGAAGGCAATGGCTCCAATAAGGAGGCATGTACCAAGATACTCGCTCATCGCATGAACATACATTTGTCTTGTTCCTATAAGAAGATGAAATATTCATTTAGATAAAAATAACTTTGTGAGAATATATGGTATACGGTGTAATATACAAAATCACAAATACTATTAATTCTAAAAAATACTATGGTCAGACCACACAACTTTTAAAAAGATGGTCTCGGCATAGAGCTAATGCTAGGAATAATGTCGACGGGCCACTGTATAATGCTATAAGACTTTACGGACTAGATAATTTTAAATTTGAAGTTGTGTGTTCGTGTGATACATTAGCAGAACTTAATGAAATGGAAGAAAAAAACATTTCCGATGATAATACATGTTCTCCGAATGGATATAACATTCAAAAAGGTGGGAATAAACATGAACATTCGGAAGAGACTTGTGAAAAAATCCGTAAAAAACTCACAGGAAGAAAATTACAGCCTTTATCACAAGAACGTAAAGAAAAAATTCGGAATGCTTTGATCGGTCATAAAGTTTCAGATGAAACAAAAATTAAATTAAGGGAAGCTAGCTTAAATATGTCGGATGAAACCAGAGAAAAAATGAGACAAGCCAAACTCGGTAAAAAACAGTCCCCTGAACAAATAGAAAAGGTAAGACAGAGAATGTTAACTTACTGGGCGTTAAAAAAATCTGAAAAAAATATAATTAGTTAACAAATGAAATATCTAGTTGTGAAGGGATGGCTTAGGCCTCGGAGATCGGCTTGAGTCACTGAAGATGTGTGTAGCGTATGCTCTTGAACACAAACTGCAAATTTATGTGGACTGGACAGATTCTGTATGGTCGCATGGAGATGAATCTTTTTACACATATTTCAACCTTGTGAATATGCCTGTCTTGAAGTCATTGGATGATATTCCTGAAGACGCAACATACTATCCACAATACTGGAAAGGAAACATTAAAACTCCATTTTCCCAAGAATTGTTCTTGAAGCAGAAAGAACTGGGTCTTAGTGTTGCAATGCTTGGCCCATCTACACCAACAACCGCTGACGTTATTGTACACTCCTCATTTTCCAATCGCGCCCTATATCCCGACTCCGCCTTTTTCGCAAATGTGTTTCGTGTGATTGACCAACGTATAACTATCCCCGTATTTCAGCGACAGACTGAACATAAACTTAGTGCCGCCATTGGATTCCATATCCGTGGAACTGACCGTAGTCGTAATCGTGGACGAGCAGAACTCAGTATGCAGTTCATGGCTGTGAATGCAGTTACCCATGGAGCATTGGCTGGACAACATATGGTAGCAGTAGGAGATGATGCATACAGCATCGAAATATGGAAACGGTATTTCCCACAAACTGTAGTGTTTAGTAAACTTGTTCTAGATAATACGTCTGCGAAAGGTAATCATAATGCATGTAAGGAGGAACTTGTTTCTACAAAAGATAGTATGAACGTAGAAATGATTGTGGACTTCTTCACTCTGGCGTCATGCAGTCGTGTTATAAGTACGTTCAAGGACAGTAGATTCGCACAGGAAGCCAGGAGACTAGCTCCATTTGTAAATTTGATGCTGCGAAACGAATAGTTCTAACTTTATACATTAAAGACCAGTATGTTGACGGCACAGGGATATCGGATACCTAAAAAGGATGTCCCAAATTTGAATCATGTAAAAGGAGTTCTGAATGTGAAACCGTACGTCCCCTCTGTGTTCGTCAGGCCACAATTTGTTACGCGGTATCCGGTATTCACTGAAACTCCCGACTATTTGTATGTCCCAAAGCATTACGGAATCGCAGAGTTCGGACCATTTCGGGAATCTAAACGCGACGTTCCTAAAACTGAGTCTAACTACTGGGAATTCAAGGGAACAATTCGTGAAACGCAAAAAGAGGTTGTGAACTCGTATCTTTGCCCGGAACCACGTGACGGCATTATTTCGTTACAGACTGGTGGAGGTAAGACGGTATGTGCACTGTATATCGCAGCACAAATCCAAGTTCCGACAATTGTTCTAGTTCATAACACGTTTCTCCGAGACCAGTGGATTGACCGTATTAAATCATTCCTTCCTAAAGCTCGTATTGGGTCTATCCAAGGAGATACAGTCGACGTTGCAGACCGAGATATAGTCGTTGCTATGTTGCAAAGTGTTTCCTTAAAATATTATGACCCTTCGGTATTTCAAGGATTCGGATTCGTTGTTGTAGATGAGTGTCACCACATTGCCTCGGAAGCATTCTCACGTTCTATTTCCAAACTCACGTCGAAACACATGCTTGGACTATCTGCTACTCCCGAACGCAAAGATAAATTGATGTATGTTATCAACTGGTTTCTTGGTCCAATGCTGTATCGTTCAAATACTGCCGATAAGGTAGACTCAAAAGTCCGAGTGGAAGTTTATGATTTTGATCCGCGAGACGAAGAGTACAATACTATTATCTACAATAACCAGGGAGTTATGTTCACATCGTTGATGATTAATAAGGTCGTAGAGTTCAAACCTCGTAATGACCTTATCAGCGGTATCTTGAGTGATTTATTCGAAGAAGAAGGAAGACAGATGCTCGTTCTGACTGACCGGGTAGATCATACTGAAACGTTGTTTCAATCGCTGCCTTTAGAGATACGTGAACATGCATGCATCCTTGGTCGCAAAGTTAAAGCGACCGAACGCACCGAGTTTTGTGAATCCAAACGCATTCTTATTGCTACGTATGCGATGTGCAAGGAAGGCTTTGATGTGTCTACGCTAAATACTCTTGTTATGGCTACGTCTCGTCCAGATGTCGACCAAATTGTAGGGCGAATTATGCGAACTGAAAAGACAGGGCGACAAGTAGATCCACTAATTATAGATATTGTAGATCCGGCGTTTCGGAGACAGTTTGGAGAAAGGTTGAGATTGTACAAAGAACGAAACTACATTGTTGAAAAAATGCGTTTGGAGTAATATAAGGAGGGAAAGATGAAGACTCGTCGAGCTAAATCCCGAACGAAAACACGTCGTGTTAAGCGAGGTGGACAGGTTATTGGGACGGGAAAGTATGCTATGGTCATTGACCCTCCAATCCAGTGCGCAGACGGAAAACACGATATGACCAAATATGTTTCGCGAGTATCCAAGCGTGAACAAAAGGAGGATATTGTATCGAAAGACCATCCTCGGCTCATTAAGAAACTTAAGGAAATCGATCCCGAACAGAAATACCTTTTTTACCCCGAATACTGTCAGCCAGGTGTTCTTTCCGAAGAGAACAAGCGTGATGGAGTAACGTACAAAAACAAAGCGTTTTCTGAAATTGTTCTGAAAGGGTCTGAAGTATGGAATCCTTCTATGCGCAAGAAACGGTCATG